ATCAGTATTTAACCGTGCGCGTTCGACCTTCTGCCTCAGATATTGTCGTTCGACCATTTTGGCTTTACGCTCAAAGCGTGACTCAAATGTCCGGAATGTATTACGCCGCTTGTCCATATTTCTCTTGAATGAATGCCTCTACTCTGTTCTCATCGTACTTGATGAATTTATCCAGTTTCTTGATTTTATCACTAATTTTTCTGTAAATTATATCCTCATCTATCTCAGATAGGATATCCATACATCGGGCTATAGCCACCGCGGTCTCATAGGAGATGAATCCACCAGATACCTGTTTAGCTATATAGCGTGATGACAGTTCCTTGATAGATTCAAGTTCATCAAGGATAAATTGTGTCATCATTTCCGATCTTTTCTTCCATCTAAGATAGGCATCATTTGAATCAACATCATTGAACACATCAACATTATATAGATTGCATGCCAGGAAGAACTTGATGGCATCATCTGGGGCATTAAATCTTTTGCCAAGAACTTCCATTCGGATTTTCACCCCTGGTTTAGACTCATACATCATTCTATTTGCCCTAGTTCTACCACGGTGTTTAAACACATCATATCCGGAAACGGTAAAATGGAACTTTAGGGCAAGATAGTATTTATAGGTACTAAATCCGTCCATTACAGAAAATCTAGTTCTTTACCCTTAAGCATCAATCCATCTTCCTGCATCTCTAGGGCTATCTGTTCCTTCAATGACCGGTTAATGAATTTTGCAATATCCGATGGATCTAGGTCATATTGGTCACAGTATTCCAGAACAACTTGTGTGCAGGTTTTTTCTGAATTGACTGCGGTCATTTGGATATAATAACTGAAGTCCGAGGCATTCTTAAAGATGAATGGAGATTCAATTTGTTCTTCGGGGTCAAATTCCCCGGGTTCAAATACAGTACGGTTACTCATATGCGCGAATAATCCTTAATAGTCGTGTGATCTTTGCATAGGTCTCAGTTTTGTCTAGATAGAACTTATGCTTCAATGGATGTTTTTCGTAATCCGGATGTTCATCAATAAACCTACTGGAAAAATAATCAATCCTTCGTTGAAGTTGGACTAAGTGATCCTTAATTGGTTTTCTACACTCTGGATTATTGAGGACCTTTTTCTCAGCTGTGACAAAATCGAATGCCTCAAATTTCATTCTTTAATCTCCAGATGCCAGCCACCATTAGAATCATGCCATAATTTAATGCAATCCATGGCATCATCAATGGCATCAATCATATCGGCACCCGGTGCTGACCGGTCTAGAATTTCGGTCAATAGGTTAAACAGTTCATCGGTGTCTCTGTTATTGGAACCTAGTTTGACGTGGGATAGCAACCCGGCTAGCAGAACAAACTGTCGCTGGGTTACCTTCATGTTAATGTCTCCAGTCTCTAGATCATACTTGATCATTGTATTACCCGATAGGATGTCTTTAAGGTTCGTGTCTTCAGTCATGGTTTGGTTCCTTTATTCCATTATATCACAGATCTGGTGAGATTATTTGCAGATGAGGTACTCTGCCATGTCTTTCCATGTACCATCGCGGTCCGATGCCCGAACTTTGCAGACCGTGATCAGAGTTCGCAGGTTGACTTCACGTGCCACACCCTTCTTGTCGGAGATGAATTCTAGAGCCTGTTTCTTCACATCCGAGTTGAAGTTGGGTAGAAACTCTGGGTCTTTGATCATTACTGACATACGGTCGATGACTTCATTGAGCGTCATGGATACATCAATCACAGCAGAGCGGCTACGGATAGCCTGATCAATTTTCTCCTCTGGGATGTTGCTGATGAAGATCACCTGACCCGTGAAGATGAAACTACGTGGTAGATCTGGATCACGCATATCAGCGTTCCAAGAGATGATTCGGGTATCGTAAGAATCTAGAGCTGCTTTAAGTATATTAAGAGCAACGGGATCTTTTAGAATAGAATCCGTGTCGTCCATCACGATCACTGCGTCATTGTTCTCGAACAGAGTCCGGAACAAACCCTTAGCAGTAGAGTAACCCTTGACTACAACGAAACCCTTGTTGCGGTTTACGATAGTGCCTTCTTCGGCGTCTGCAATCATAGAAGACATGTCAACCAGACCTGACTCAAGGAGTGCCTTCCGGACACTGTGGGATTTTCCGAGTCCACCCGAGCCAGATATAACGGCAGACGGTTGAATTCCACTTGCAACCATCTTGACAGTTTTGCGCAGGAAGTCAAACCGTTGGTTGATGTGAAACTTGGAGATTTGTTCCCGAGCCTTAACCGAGATTACTGGAGTACCCTGTTTCTTGGAGAACCGCTTGAACTGGTACTCAGCACGTTCCCTGACTCGGCAAGAACAGATGAACTCATCGTTGATGTACACCTTGTACTTTCCAGCCTCACTCAAAACACCGTGTTTCATTACTTGTCCTGTTGTACTGTTCATGGTTCTATTATAACATAGAAGTCAAATAAAATCTACATCAGGGCGACTCTTTTTTCTCCCTGACCATGACAAGTAGTTTCTGATTTAGGACAAAGTTTTCAACCAGCAAATGAGTAACCGTAGCCATCAATAGAAGATACTGACAAGCCGGGTCTTCCTCTGCTGTCACATCCTCGATCAAATTTGTCGCCACAAATCGGTAAGCAGTCTCCTCTGTCATTCGCAGCATACCAAAGTCAATCGAGTCTGCCTTGTCAATCTCATGGGCTAACTCAACAACGGCATTAAGGAGTTCATTCTTTGTCATGACATTTGCTCAATCATCTTGCGATATTGGATCCACCCTTTAAGGTTTCCACTCCAAAAGTTTCCATGGCGGTCAATATGAGTATAACCAATTGGCATGTGTTTAAGTTCAATCGGTATAGGGTGGATCCACATAGCACAGGCCTGATGTTCAGCCGGGGAAAAATGTGGCGGATTCACTTTACTATTGAGGTTCAACATCTCAAAAATCCTGTCAGCCTTCTCCAGACTGTCGTCATTCTTGCGGTACGACACCTGGGCACAGCAAGATACTGATACACGACGGGCTTGCTCTAAAGTTATCTCTTTGCCATCTACCCAATAGGTCTGTACCCCATCGAATTCAGTCACGGTATCCACATAGGGTAGATGCCACTGTCCGGTACGAAGTTCGGCAGGAACGGACGTCTTTAGACACGCCGCGATACATCGAGCCAGTTCCTGAAACTCAGGCTGAGCATCAGGATGATTTCGGAGCCATAGAAGATTATCCCACTCTGTTCCTGACATGACTGTCTTCGTCATCTGAAATGGCTCGGTCAATCGGTTCACGACCTGTTTGTGATTACCGATACTCGATAGTACCGCGGCGTGTGAAATAGAGGCATCGCGAGCAGCATCCCAGATCAATTTGGTGTCGTTGATGGTATGTTCACAAAGTTCTTCTTTAGCAACCATACCCGACTGATTCTTACCATAGAACACCGGTCGTGCAGGTTTCTCTGAAATTTGCTGATGCATTGTACCAACTGGAATAGCACGGGAACTGGCACTATTCTTGGACAACATACGATGAGTATTCACTTCAGCCAGAATAAAACGCGGATATTCCAGTTCAAGTGTAATCATCCGATTACCTGGTTCATTGATTGAATCTGTTATTACCCTAGCACTAATACCTTCTTTGCCTTCAATATAAATCATTGAAACCCCTCGTAATGTTTGATGAACTCAATATATTGATCAATGTCTTTGATTTCAATGCCTTCTTCATCACCTACAGGAAAGGCCTTGGCATTGGGGTACCAATCATAGAGGAACCACTTAACAGATTCTGCATATTCATCAAAAGCAAAGTCAATCAATTTTTCATTCATGCCATAAAGACATTCCACATATCCATTATCAAACACAGATGAGGACAGATCACTGGGTACGGTTTCCAGATAATCACTCATCTTTATATTCTGCTGATAAATATACTTAAACAATTCTTCACGATTCATAACAATTCCTCTTTGATAATTCCACCATATATTGACTGAAACAATTTAGCACATTCAAGAATCTTGAACTGAATAATCTTACCGTCATCTGTGTACAGGACAAAGGTCATTTGAACATCTCAAACAGCTCTGTCAAGTCATGTTCGAATGAAAGCCTTTTTCGTTCAACAATATCATCCGGGACGCCATGGGTGTTCTTATATTGACCAGAACAGACAATAATCGTAGGGATAATCCCGAC